TTCGGGCACCTAACCTTTCAAGGTTAGTCCGATGGCTCCACGGAAAGCCGTGGCGTTGACTCACGACGAGTCAGATGGAGTCCGTGCAATGCGGGCACCTCCACCGGGCGATTCTCGGTCTCGCTTAATTGCCGAGAGTATATAACCCTGAAAGGATAAATCCATGAGTACCAGTTTTCCGATGGCATATGTCCATCAATTCAACCAAAACATTCTCGCCAACATGGAGCAGCGCGAAGCCGTCGTATTCGACAAGATTGCTCCAGCCGTCAAGCACATGGGCGTTAGCGCAGCGATCGACACCTGGGAACGGATGGGCGGTGTCATGCTGGTGCCAATCGGCGCGCATAGCACCACACCTATTCTCAACCCCAACCACACCCGGCGCGGCTGTCCGGTGCAGTCTATTGGCGGCGCCTGCTTGGTCAGCAAAAACGTCGACTTGGTGCGGGCGCTTATCAACCCGCAGTCCGAGTATGTGCGCGAACTCTCGGCGGCTGCGGTGCGCTCGCGTGATGCGGCGTTACTATCGGCGGCGGTAGGCGATGCCATGGTAATTACGACTTCCGGCACCACAGGTCAAATGACCTATGGCACCCAGGCCATGCTTACCAGCCGGATCGTCGGCACGACCAACACGGCAATCAACCTGACGGTCATCATCAGCGCAGGCGTGCTGTTGACTAAAGGCTATGTGCCGACCGGCCCACAAAACCGTGTGATGTTTTACGGTGCCGGGCAAGAAACCGACATCATGGCAATCACGCAGGCGTCATCTTCAGATTTTACCAGCACTCCGAGAATCATGGACAGTGGTTCAATGAATGGTCATGCGTGGCAAGGGTTCGATTGGACATTGGTTCAGGATTATGGCGATCAAACCACTTGGGTGGACGACGCCACCGCCGTCGCATTGCAGACCATCCTGCCGATGTACGACGCTAACAGCCGAAGCATGATTGCGATGTCGAAAAGCGCAGTAGGTTTTTCGAGTGGTCAGGAGTTCACGCCGAGGGTGAGTGAACGTGACGACCTCAACTATGACAATCAGGTCTACATAAGTGCGACGTTTGGCGCCGTGCGCTTGTGGGAAGGTGCAGTCGTTTTGATTATCGCCAAGGAAAATTAAACAACAACTTCAGCTAATTAGGGTGGAAATGGAGAACGCCCTAGAGAGGACATTCATATGTTTCAGTTCATCAAGCGGGTATTGCTATCGAGTCGTGGCACGGCGAGCGAGCTTCGCTCAACGTCGTATCAGAACCACGACATTCTCGGCAGGCCATTCCGGTCAACGGAGCGGTTCGGCGAGGAAATTATTATCAGTGACTCGCACACGGTCGGCGCCGGCACCTACGTTGTCGGAACGTCAGAAACGGCCAGCGGCACAGTCAAGCTGTTTATCCACCGGGCCGGCTGGAAGTGCATCGGTGCCACGGTAACGACCGAGGCTATGGGCGCCTCAGCGGGCGCCAGCTTGACCCTGGCAATCGGCACCAGCGCCACGGCAGACAAGTACATCACGGCGTTCGATTGCGACGTGGCGGCGATTGCCACGATCAACGCCACCGGGCACCACTACAAGCCGACAACGGACCAGGTTGTAATCGCCACTTGGGCGGCGGTTGTTCCGGTAGCCACGAAGATATTCTATTACACATTTCGCTTTGTGGCGTAGTGTGGGAGTCGAGCGGATACACTGGCGAAGGCTGCGAAGAACTCTTAGGAGAACTTCGCGGCCAGCCGGCGATAGTCGCCGGGAATGCGAAGGGAGTCTTTGAGGAAGTTAAGGCCGCCGAGTCAGCAATGGGCCGATGCGTTATCTTTGCTGCTAACGATGTTGGCGTCTATCTTCCTCATGTGGATCATATGGTTTCTCTTCACACTCCGAAACTTGATTGTTGGGTAGGACTCAGGCGCGATGCAACTAGCAAGGGATATGGCAATAAGGATTTCAGGGTACATGACGGCGGCTTATATGGAGAAAGGGAATGGCACCAATGGATGGGACTGACACCTATTTTTGCTCTTTCAGGTTTGTTCGCAGCGCAAGTAGCTCACTTGATGGGTTGCCAACCTATCGTACTTTGTGGATGCCCTACAGATTCAACACCGTGCTTTTGGCAACCGGACGACACGATCAATGGCGGATACTCGAAAGTACAGAGCCAGTTCAAGGCGGAAGTAAACCGGAACCCGGAGTTTAAGAAAACATTGCATAGCATGTCAGGATGGACTCGTGAGTATCTCTGGACACTGTAATCAATGCGGCAACTGTTGCTGGATAGGCAACTTCAAGTGCCAGTATCTCGATATTGGCGGTATCGCTGGTATGCCGATGTCTACGCGCTGCACCGTCTACGACAAACGCTACACCGACATGCCTATCCTACTTGCCGACCCGTATGGTTCCATCAAGGAAGGGTTTTGTTTGCACAACGCCGGGCCAGCCGAAGATGACCATCTCATTTCACTTATCAGGCGCGGGCAATGCTCGCTAAGGGAGGAATAATACAATGGCAAATTTCGCTGATACCGCCGTAGGGCGCATAGCCGCTGAAGAATGGGCCAAGGCTAAGATAGCCGACCACACCTGGACCAACGCGCACATGGCAGTCAACAAAGCCGGCAACACTATCTGCCGTTTCCAAAGACCGGCAAGCCCAAGCAGTGCAACGACCAAAGAGTATGGTGGTTGGGTGGAAGATCGCGCAGATGATGCAGTCTAGTTTAGCCGACCTCGAATCGGAGAAGCGCAAGTATTGGCGTGCCTATCAGCATAAGTCCTATCGCCGAGGCTCGCCAGGCGAGCGTGTAGCCGCTTACTTTCTCTTTTCTTCTGCGCGAGAGCAGGGCGACACCGTTATCGACTTGGGTTGCGGTACCGGGCGGGCTGGTAAATACCTTGCTGACTATAAAAAGAAAATGCCAGGGGGAGAACCCAGGGTTCTCAACGTGACGTTGTTCGATTTCGTCGACGTGCGTGAGGTGGACTTGCCATTCATCGAAGGCAATATGTGGGAACTCGACGGCCTCCCGGTATTCGACTGGATACTTTGTTGCGATGTGCTGGAGCATATACCGCCGCAGTATGTCGACCGGACACTGGACGGCATGGCGAAGATTACGCGCAAAGGCGGGCTTCTTACCATCGCTCATGTACCTTCCAGCACGGCAGATTTTAGCGACATGGAGATTATCGAGGATTTGCACCTTACCATCGAATCGCCTCACTGGTGGCAAGCCAAGATTGAAAGCCGTTGGCAAATTAAAGAGTGGTGCGATGGAACTCAAAGCCGCGTCGTTTTAGGACTGCCGAAGGAGCACTCATGTTAAAAGTAATCCAAGAGTATCGCGCCGGTATAGCACTTCTTGTTGTGTTGGTGTGGTTCGGGTTGAGTGCGTTAATGATGAACACGCGACCAGCCGACGCGCAATGGTACACCCGCCAGGGCAGCGCCGCCCAGGAATGGACCGTGGGACACGCGGGTGTCGGCGCCTCATTAGCCGAAATAAAAGCCGTTGTTACCGACAAACAGCATCACATCACCACGATTATCAATCAGTCCACGACTTCGACGGCGAATCAGTGGTCTATCCAGTCGGGCACCGGGACAAATTGCGGCACTAGCACCACGGCGGTATTGCCAGCCGACAACGTAAGCACCAAATACGTCGGCGTGACCAATGCGCAGTCGGTGCAAATCATTCAGCTTCAAACGCCAATCCATATCACCGCCGGACATGCAATCTGCGTGTTGGGCATCGCCACACAATTAACCAAAATCACGATAATCGGTTACACCACTCCATAGGGGGCTTCCATGACCATGACAGCCATACAAATCAGAGAAGCGTTAAAGCCGATGATGCAGTTCGCCCCCGCGATAACCTCGTGTATCGAGATTGTCGAATCGGCGGAAGCCGCCGAGAAGGCATTCGCCAAGGCGACCAAAGAGGACGAGTCACGCAAGAAGGCGCTCGCCGACGAGATAGCCGTGCTCGAAACCAGCAAGGCGAAGCTGGCGCGGGAAACCGACGTGGCGCGTAAAGCGTTTGACGATTTCACTAACGGTATGGCTACAAAGACAGCGGCGCTTTCTGCCGAGTTTGCCAAGACTAGAGCGGATCATGACCGCAAGATGGAGCAGCTTGGGGAACTAGGCGCGCAGTACAGCAGGGAGATTGACAAGCTTGGAGCGGAAAAGACGGCAAAGCAGGCGGAACTCGACGCAGTAAAGAAAGCCTTCGAGGCGTTCAAGGCGGCGCATAAACTTTAGGGGGAGTGATGGCAACATACAATAAGATACTCGACTTTGCCGAGCAGATTGGGCTTGGCGTCAATCTTAATACGGACGCGCTGAAGATTGCTTTAGTACGCGCCACCGATCCAATCGTCAACACCGACACGGTACTAACCGACGTGACGCAACCGACCGGCACCGGCTATACGGCTGGCGGTGAGGACACGCTCAACACATACGATGAGAGTCCAGCGGGCACTGGACGGCTTCGCGGTACGTCGCTCATGTGGACGGCAACCGCTGCCGATTGGCAAAGCTGGCAGTATGTCGTGCTTCAAAATAGCACCGTGGCTACTGGCTTAATATGCTGGTGGGATTATGGGTCACCTTTGACGTTGGGCAACGGCGAGACATTCAGCGCCAAGTTTAGCAACGCCGCCGTTGGCGTAGCCGGCAACATTTTTACGCTTACATGAGCGACACCGAATTAGGCGAACTTTACCGCGCCACTTACATTCCACGAGAAGATAGGCCGGTCGAGTGTTGCCGAATAAAAGAGAACTGCGAGCCGCACCAATTGAAGGTGGACCTCGTGGTGGAGCGTTGCAAAGTATGCGGTCGAAGACATTTCGAGTTCAGCATGGACCCGGGAAAACTGGGCATGACCGGCGCGGGGATGGGATAGTGGCGCCTACAGTAACTTACGAAGCGCCGGGTTTGCCGGCAGGTTCCAGCAATCTGCGACCATGGGAGAACATCCTTGCCAACGTCGTCGGCTTTGGCAAAGACACCACCGGCGGCGCTGGCGGCGCACTCTATCACGTCACCAACCTAAACGATTCCGGCGCCGGTTCGCTTCGCGCAGGGGCGGAGTCAACAACGCCTTATTGGATCGTCTTCGACGTATCAGGAACTATTACACTGTCAACAGTCATTGGTATCAGATCGAACAAAACAATCGATGGCAGGGGACAGGACATCACGATTTCAAACAAGGGTATTACGATTGGCGTGTGGGATGCGGGAAGTAATGGACCCATTTCTAATGTCATTATTCACAACATCAAGATGGAGGACAACACAAGCAATTGCATGATAGCTGTTGGGGAGGATGCTTCAAATGTTTGGATAGATCATTGCACATTCCATGACGCGACGGATGAAATCATCTACATTGGATCGGGTACAGCCAACCCCAGCAACGACGTGGCGCCATACGGAATTACCGTATCGTGGTGCAAATTCCCGACGACTTCTGGCGGCGGTGATGGTGGTACGGGCGCGGCTGAGTTGGGTTGGGGCGATAAGGCTATACTTATCTCTACATTCGGTGAGACTGTAGATGACGGCATAACGGTTACGCTGCATCATAACCATTACCAAGCGATTTACGTCAGAAATCCGCTGGCTCATTGGGCGAAGGTACATGCTTTCAACAATTATCTGGACCGCACTATTTCAGGAGTGTACGCGGGTGACAATGTTAAATTTTATTCCGAGAATGACATTTACAAAAAACATATAAGCGGTGTCACCCTACTGCTCAACACTACAGTTAATGGCTTGGCTGCTAATGCTAAGTGCATTGGCGAGTATCTCCTGGATGGTGCAACCGTTGAGGAACTAAATCCCGAAAGTATTTTTAACCCATCGAGCTTTTATTCTTACACAGCAGAAACTGCTGACGCCACACTACTAGCGGCGGTTGAGGCCGGATCGGGCTGGCAAGACGTGGAGTTGCCCTAATGGCTGTCATAACTGATGACTTTAATAGAGCAGATGCGAATCCCGCTGGCGGCAATTGGTCTACGCTAAGTGGATACAATGTTGTCCAAATTATTAGTCAAAAATTATGTTCGTCAAGTAGTGGTGGTGATTCTGGCGCCTACTGGAATGCTGCTACTCCAGGCGCGAATCAGTTTGTGCAATACACCATCTCAGCGTTAACAGCAGGCTTGGCTGCAACTTGGGGTTTAATTCTGCGTCTTAACGATGGCGTCGGAACAATGTACCAAGCACAGCATGTTCCTTCTATTCCACGGACGCAAATACTTAAAATCATTACCGGCACTCCAACCGCAATATCGGGAGAAGATACTACACCGTGGCAGTTGAATGACGTTATTTATTTTGAAGTCAATGGCACCAACCTTACCTTAAAACGCAACGGCGGAACGATTCTAACCGTAAGTAATGGTGACATTACTGCGGCTGGCTCTATTGGCGTTCGTATTCCGTTATTTACCGGAGCAGCGGGTTCTGACTCGATAGACGATTTTTCCGGCGGAGATTTAGGCTCCACAAACTTAATGGCGCAGATTTGCTTATGAGCAGTCAACGCACAAAAGAAGGCTATCTTATCATCGACCACCGGGCGAGTCCCGGCAACGCGCTCGCGCCCGAGGGGCAAGTGTGGGAGTCGCCGACGGTGACATGCTCTCATTGCGGCTCAGTGGTGGTGCTATCACCCACGCGCAAACGTCCGCGTCACTACTGCGTGAAGTGCGATCATTATGTGTGCGACAAGCCGGCGTGCGGGCTGGAATGCAGACCGTGGATGAAGGTTATCGAAGCGGCGGAAAAAGCGGCTCACCACGGCGGGCCGATAATTGTGACGGGAGACTAGCGATGGATAAATATGACGAGCAGGTGGAGAAGTTGTTGCCGTGTATTGGCGAGCTTGACTGCTATTGGGATCAGATCGATAGCGAGCGCCGACAGTTTATTCATGTAAGCGGATGTCCGGTTGTTTTTCGTCCAACCGTGGCCTCTGCGCTGCGCGAATTAGGTGAACAATTGGATAGAGTAAAGGAAGAAAAGGAGAAAGCTAATGGCTAAATGGAGTTTTAGCAATCCGACCTGGACGGCAACGGTAGTCGGCAACGGCGCCACGATGACGGCGAACGGGGCGTGCTTTGTACTTGGTTCATCGACGCAGTTCATCAGGACTTACGAGGTGTACCTGGGCGGCCAAGCCACAGCCTCGGCGCCAATGATTATGGTTGTGGGCCGCGACTCCACAGTTGCCGCGACCTCGATCACGCTCGGCACCAACGGCTCGTTCACGCCGTTGACCGTGCATACTGCCGCGCTGGCAGCGCCACCGACACCGGGATTCAGCGCCACGACCATGCCGCAGAGAAACGCCGCGTTTCATCTGTTGCAACTCTCGTTCAACGCATTCGGCGGCATCGTCCGATGGGTGGCAGCGCCAGGTGAAGAAATCTCGCAGTACGGCGTAGCGGTCAACGTGGGCGAGATTAGTTTGTCGGCGCACACGGGTTCGACGGCATCGACGGCGCTTGCAAGCCATATCGTAATCGAACCAGATTAAACAGTGGCGATTTACTACGTTGACTTTACAACCGGTGACGATGGCGATACCGGCTTGAGTGAAGCCTTGGCGTGGAAAACCATTGCCAAGGTCAATGGGTCGTCGTTCTCTGCCGGTGATTCGATCCTGTTCAAGAAGGGTGAAGTTTGGCGCGAGATGCTGACAATGCCATCATCGGGTAGCGCCGGTAATGTCATCACCCTAGGCACATACGGCAGCGGGGCTGCGCCAATCATTAGCGGCTCCGATATTGTAACGGGTTGGACACTTGAAAACATCGTTACCGTTGTGCCGCTTTCGCCAATGCCACTTTCATACTGGTATTTTGAGGATGCTGCTTCGCCATCACTCGATGGTAACGGGGTTAATAATCTTACATGGGCAGGATCAGCAGCCCAATCGGCTACGCACCATGAAGGGACATATTCGATAGCAACCCCAACGACCAGTGACAACGCCTTTATCACACTAGCAAATGAGTCTGCGACCTTTCCATTCAAAGGTACAACGACGGGTTTTACTATTGGCGGCTGGATAAACATCAAGGGTAATTTTGCCGCCTTTCGTTCAATGGCAGCGCATAGCGATTTTTCAAGTAGGGGATGGTTGATTGCGGGCAGCGGAACTATCGGTAAATTTAGAGCGCGAGTCTATTCCGCTGGCGGCACGGCCACAATCGACCAAGCGGGCGCTGCGTACACCGGCGATGGATGGCACCATGTTGTCCTTAGATGGAACGGTGAAAACGTCGCAAACGCAGGTGCCGATGACGAAATATCGTTTTGGATAGATGGTGTCAAGGAATCAACTACGGTTACTCGCACCTCAGTCGCTCTAAATACCGCGCAGTCTCTTGCTTTTATAGGCGCTGCTGACGGCGCGTTAAATTACGATGAATGGTTTGTGTTTACTGAAGCGATTACCGATACCGTAATAGGTACTATCTATACATCCGGCTTGAGCGCATTGGGGTCATCGACCAATTTCGACGCCTACAAAAAAGTGGTTAGCGTACAACCTAGTATAGTTTATGAAACCGATACCCGGTTGGGCGAGGTAATCACTACTAAAAACAATCTAACCGCAGGAACATTCTTTTGGGATGCAGGTGGCGGGCAGGTTTATATTCGGACAACTGGCGACGATGATCCCGCAGGTTATACAATGGAAGTCGGCCAACGTGCCGAGGCAATTTACACCAACGATAAAACGAATATCACGATTGACGGATTGACATTGAGAGATGGCAATTCTCACTCCATCGTCGTTGGCAGCGTGACCGTAACCAATAACATCGTTCAAAACTGCATCCTTGAACGATCTGCACTAGACGGAATAGATTTAAGAGGATCGACCACAGCGATAAACGCAATCGTTGATAGCTGCACAATCAGAAACAACGGCGGATGGGGTATTTGGGTCGACAACGCTTACTCGGTCGGTGGTGAACTGAAAAACAACACGATCACCGGGAATGGGTTGGTTTCGGTTTTTAATAACCAACAGTACAGTGGTATTCAGGGTTATTTGGGTTTGTTTAACATCTTCGGCAATACAATTTACGACAATACCCATGTTGGCAACACAGCGGGATTAAGTCACGGAATATATGTTCTTACTAGCGCAGTCGTAACAAACATTTACCAAAATACGATTTACGGGCACCTTTATGGTGATGGCATCAAGTTAATCGGCTCCGCTAACGTCTACCGCAACGAGATTTACGGCAATGCCAGTTCCGGCGTCGAGGCAGGACAAAACAGTTCGACCAATGTTGTCTATGCGATTTATTCCAACGTGATTTACGGCAACAATACTGCCGAAACGTCATCGGGTATCACTGAGCAGACCAAGGGCGCCGGCACTCTTAGCCTAACGATTTGGAATAACACCATCTGGAAGAACGGCGGAACGACTCAGCAAGAGGTGAAAATCGCGGATAATTTAACCGCGTTTGACATGCGGAATAATCTTATTGTTGCCACCGATACCCGCCGCACTTTGAACATGGTCACGCAGTCGGCGGCAACTATCGACTACAATCTACATTGGCGGGCAGACGGAGCGCCTAACATCAATCACAATGGCGCGTTTCCATCATGGGCCACATGGCAAGCCACTTACGATACCAACGGGGTCAATGCAGACCCGCTTTTGACCGATCCCGGCAACGACGATTTTACTTTACAAGCAGCATCACCAGCTAAGAATGCAGGAGTTGATGTTGGATTAACTGTGGATTTCATAGGCGCTCCTATCTATGGACTGCCGGACATAGGCGCGTATGAGTATACTCCGACAACTTTATTTGGGGCGGTAATGTTTTAATGACTGTCACCGTTGCGGGTATAACCGAGAGCTTGCGCATCGACACGTCGGACCCAATGACGTGGAGCAGCTTCAATGCTGCCTCACCCCAAGGCGTTGTTGTCCTATTAGCGCACGGCACCGAGTCAACCGACTTGGTGGTGGGTGTTACTTACGGCACAGCGGTTCTCCAGCGTTGTTGCACCGCCGTCGATACCACAACTGAACCAGGACGGTCCTACGCCTACTTTTGGGGATCGGGTATTCCCACTGGTGTGCAGACCATCACGGTTGACCTGACATCGGGCACCACCACAGATATTTTTGGCGCTGCGTATTCCCTCGATGGTGCCGCTAACTTGATGGTTATTGATTCCGATACCCGAGACAATAACGCGGCTGCCGACCCAACTATCCTAACGCTCCAATATGCGGGGCGAAGTTCTATGGCCTTTGCGGTGTGTTACAGCGGCGTCACCGCCAACACAACGCTGACCGTGCACGCAACCTCCACCAAAGACAGCACGACCGACTTGGCCGGCAACTTTACTTGCGGCGTGCAGCATCAGACGACGGCAGGAACGGCAGACTATTCGATTCAGTGGGGCGGTGTAGGCGTCGATGACTTGGCGTTTGCCACGCTTGCAGTTACGGAAGTTATTGCCATCCCTGGTCCGCTTGCAATGATGTCATGGTTCTAAAATGGCATTTAACTCATACCAATCGCCACCGCGCCGATACAACCAGGCTAATGAAGCTGGTTGGGTTCAGAACCTTTTAGGTAAAACCTACGGCGCTGTCAGCACTCAAACTCAGCGGCTTCCGTTAATCACTAAAATTATTGCCGTATCGTCGTTTGCGGCAATCATTGCTCAACCGATCCCCAATTTACTTGGGACGACGCTTAAATCGGTACCAACGCCATTTTCTCAAACCGAATGGCCTAATCCGCAACGCAGGGTATCATTCCGTCATCCAGAGGTGCATCGGTCAGTAAAGACCGTTAGCGTCTATTCGCTTGAACTTGAAGCCGGTTCGTATTCGATAACCGGCGCCGATCTTACCCCATTAGCTGGCCGCGCCGTAAACCTCGAATCTGGTTCTTATGCGCTTACTGGCGCCGACCTTACCCCACTAGCCGGGCGTGCGCTCAATCTTGAAGCTGGCAGTTATGCTATAACCGGCGCTGATCTAACCGTCGCCGTAGATCGAAGTCTCGATCTTGAAGCGGGCACCTATACCATCACCGGGGCGGATTTAACACCATTAGCGGGTCGCGCCCTGGACCTTGAAGCCGGAACCTACGCTACAACTGGCGCCGACGTAACCTTCGATTATGTTCCTTCAGCCGAGGCGCCCTTTGTTCAAAACGATTGGCCCAACCCACAGCGTAGGATTAAATTTCGCCATCCAGGGGTATTTCGATCTGAAAAGGCGACAGTCAACGCTTATTCACTTAACCTCGAATCTGGTAGTTATGCTCTCACTGGCGCTGACGTAACCTTCGTCTATGTCCCTTCAGCGCAGGCGCCATTCGCCAAAACCGACTGGCCTAATCCAAACCCTCGACCGTTAAACTTCGCGGCTTACGGCTACACGGTACGGCTACCGGAAAAACAAAAGCCATTCTTACAACACGACTGGCCTAACCCGTACTCGAAGATTCGCATTGCCTATCGTCCGCCGACGATGTACAGGCCGGATAAGCCGGCACTCAACGCTTACTCGCTCGATCTTGAAGCGGGGAGTTATGTTCTCAGTGGCGCGGGCGCCACGTTGGATTACAGCGGCACGCCAACCGCCTATGATCTCAACCTTGAGGCTGGCACCTACGTTGTCACTGGCGCTGACTTAACGACACTGGCGGCAAGGACGCTTGAATTAGAGGCTGGCAGTTACACCGTCACCGGCACAGTATTAACGCCTATAGCGGACCGGACGCTTGAATTGGAAGCCGGGACTTATGCCATTACCGGCGCCGACCTAACGGCTTTGGTAGGTCGCGCTCTCAACCTTGAACCTGGCACTTACACCATTACCGGCGCTACCGCCACGTTACAGGGACCACTCGCCATATCCGATGGTGATGAAGTGCAAGTCTTGATAGCGCCGGATGGCATCGCCTGCACGGTGCTTACCGACAGCGGCACAACGGTAAAGGTTGTTATTTCCAGCGCAAAGCAAATCCACGTCCTAACCACCGGCGGCGCACCGATAAAGGTAATTATATGAGCACAGACACCGACCTTGCCAACCAAGCCCTAGCACTTATCGGACAAGACTCCGTGCCGTCGCTGTTGACCTCTCTAAACAACAAGACGGTGGTGGCAATCAACGCGCACCTGGCAAACACCAAGGAGCAAGTCCTAAGAATGCGCGACTGGAATTGTGCGCGGCGCCGGGCAACTTTGTCGCTTACCGCCAACAATGAAAGCCTCGGCGAGTGGACTTATGCTTACCGCACACCATCGGACTGCCTAGCGGTGCGCCGACTTATCTGTTTCCCGTACACCAATCAGCGCCATGTCTTTTCCTGGGAAGTGGACAGCGAAGGCAAGCGCGTTCTTTACTGCCACCTAGAGAATGCCGCCATCATTTACCAAGCCAACATTACCGACGTGAACAGGTGGGACCGGCTGCTATTCAATGCGTGTGCGGCGCTCTTGGCGTCACGGCTTGCCGCCTCGTTCGGCAAGGATGTCAAGATGGCGGAGAAGTTCCTGATGGACGCTTACCGCGAGTTCGATGAAGCCGTGGGCGTGGACGAGGGCGAAGGCAACCGCGAGATAGAGGTGTCGACTGACTTTATCGACGTGCGGAATGGTGGTTATGGCAATTACTGATGGCGTTCAATGTTTCCAGAATTAACTTTGCGCTCAATGTCGGCGAAGTCTCCCCCCGTTCCGAGGCACGCCAGGACAAGACCGAGAAGTATTCCTCCGCCTGCCGTATCCTCAGAAACTGGCTTCCCGTCACCATGGGTGGTGTCAAGCGGCGTGAAGGATTTGCCTATAGCGCCAAGGCTAAATATAGCGGGCTGGAGAATGCCGATGTCAGACTTATAGACTTCCGCTTCTCGTCGACTCAAGCCTACATGCTGGAGTTTGGCGACTTCTATGTGCGCTTCTTCAAGGACGGCGTTCCGCTCATGGACCCGGTTAACCCGGCGATACCCCATGAGCTAGTCACACCGTTCGGCATTGCCGACCTTGACCTTATCAAGATAGGCAGCTTTCAATCCGCCGATGTCATGTATATCTGCACCGGCATCTACCCGGTGCAAAAGCTCGCCAGAATAGCAGTATCGCCAGATGAGTTCACCCTAAGCGCGGTATCCTTTAATCCGCCGGCGACTCACGCCGATACGCCGCTAGGCACCGAGATAGGCAGCGGTACCTTGACTCTTTCGGCTGTCACCGGCGACGGTATCAACATCACGGCGGCGAATGCGTGCTGGCTTGACGGCGACGTAGGGCGCACTCTAGTAAGCGGCGCGGGGCGGGCGGTTATTACTACTTTCACTTCTGCCAACATCCTAGTTGCCGATGTCGTCAGCGATTTTGTCAGTACCACGATTTTAGAGGACGAATGGCACTTTGAGGGCTTTGGCGCCATAGCCGTAGACCCTACCAATCGGCTTGCCGGTCAAGGCGTGGGGCTTGACGCCGGCAATAACATTTTCCGCGCTACCGATGTCGACAAATACATGACGATTTACGGCGGGCTGATAAAGCTGACCGCCTACATCAATGGCGCTAAGATGAATGGCATCATCCTGAATACGCTTATTGACGTGCCTAACGATCCGGCCAGCGGCTTACCGTATGGCGACCCGCCAAGCACTACGGTATGGGGCATCGAGCATGAGTCATGGACCGATATTCTCGGCTATCCGGTATGCGGTTGTTTCTTTCAGTCGCGCATGTGGCTCTGCAAGGGAATGACCATCAACGGCAGCGTGACCGGCGACTTCGAGAACTTCTCCAAGGGCGCCAATGCCGACGACGCTATTCAGCGCACCATTGACGACGACCAGGTAAACCCTATTCGCTGGATAAAGGCGGTGCGCTCGCTCCAGGTAGGCACAGGTGGCAGCGCGTATGAGGTAACGGCATCGACCCCCGGTAAGGCGCTATCGCCGTCCGACTTCAACGTGTTGCCTATCAGCAGCCGCGGCAGCGCCAATATCCCGCCTACCCGCATCGGCGGGCAGCTTATTCATGTCCAGTTTGGACAGAAGAAGATACGGGAACTGGTCTTTGATTTCGTAACCGACAAGTTCAGGTCACCTTCGCTTGTAATGTTGGCAGAGCACTTGACCGAAAATAAATTCCTGATGGACGTGGCTTTCCAGCAGGAACCAGACTCTATTGTTTGGCTGGTACGAAACGACGGGATGCTTCTGGCGCTAACGTACCAAGAGGACGAGAACGTCATTGCATGGTCGACGCATCCCACTACCGGCGAAGTGACCAGTGTTGCCTGCATACCCCGACCAACTACCGGCAAGGACTGGCTTTGGGCCAGTATCGAGCGCGATATAAACGGCGTGACCGAAACCTTTATCGAGCACATGGAGCCGGATGCCGCCGTCAATCGCGAGTGGGCTAGTTTGCAAACCGACTGCGCCAGTCTCGCCGTGCCGGATGCTAACCTACTCATTACCGGCGCTGACCACCTAGAGGGCGCCACAGTTAGGGTAATAGGCGACGGTATGCTATTCAGCGATGCCGTGGTGACGGGTGGGCAGTTCACCCTGGAGCCGGCGATAGCCGTGGCTCAAGTAGAGTACGGGCTTGACTATGAGTCCGAAGGACTGACATGCGAGCCATTTATACCCCCCGAGCAGGGCGGCATGTTCATGTGCCGGCGCTGGAAAGCGTTGGGGATGCGCGTGCGTAGGGCTGGACCCGGACTGACGCTCAACGTGGACGATAGCGCCGATGTCGGCTTGGCGATCCTCAGACCGGATCACCCCATGGACGCGGCTATCCCGCTCCAAGAGGGTAAGCTCTGCACCGAGCAGACCAATTATAATCCATTCTGCCGGGTGTCATTCAAGCAGACTTTGCCATTCCCCGCCGAGGTGATGAATATCGTCGGCGACTTGGAGATAGGCACGGAATGGTGCTGTGAAACGGTGGACGAGAATCCCGATTTTGAGCTACTCGACTTGGGCGGTGGCGGCGCAGAGCCGGAGGTTTGCAATGACCTGACATTTCGGGGGCAGCAGAGCATTATTAACACGGTGGCATTCGACCAAGAAGCCACGTTTGGCGGCGGCAATTTGCGCACGTCATGGGGGTATATCAGCGACGGCGAGTTGTGGAGTCTCATAGGGCAAGCCGGATGCGACGGTGGCAATATGGCATATACCGCCACTTGCGTGCAGATCAACCACTACGTCGATGACGTGCCAACGCTAGATTCTGGCGCGGCACCGAGTATGCCAGATGCGGCGGCGCCGTTTAGCAACGCCATGGTGGGAACCTCCGATGTGCCGGTATGGGTCGGCAATTCAAACGCTTACGGTGGGCTGCGAATCTACTACGACAACGGCATAAATTATGTTGAGTACGCGACACCCTCTGTCAACGGTGGTGGGCGGACCGTGGCGACGTACCTTGTCGACGGTAATGAAGTATGGACCATCAACGGTGGTGGTATGGACGGCGGTCCTCCGCAAACCGAGTTGAGTAGATTCAATAAAGCGACGGGGGTAAAACTTAACGCTTACTATCCATTCAACAATGACGAAGTGTTGGTGTTTAACCTGCAATGCACCACAGATTATTTGTATTGTTGCGGTACGACCAGTGGAGTCACAAGGCTTTACAAGATCAACCGCACTACTGGCGCGTTAGTTGAGTCGCTCATAATTACCTCTTTGGAGGTGGTATGGTTGGCGGTGGCAAACGACGCACTTATTTATCTCTTTGCTCCTGGCATTCCGGCAGTCGTTTACTACATCAAGAACTTCAGCGAGATCGTCTACGTCGGGCAAATGTCAGGCGCAGGTTTTAGTCCGTCCGGTTCTGGCACGGCAATCTGGAATAACGGGACCCTGTATTTTGGCGCCGATGGCGATTCGGGATTCACGACCGATGTGCACAAGGTAGCAATCGCCTGTCCTACTGATTTGACGGCTCCCATCCTTGCCTCGGTGCTGACCGATCCAACCGTGGTTGCCGGGGCTGATATTACCGTCGATTGGGTCAGCGTGCTTGAGCCAAACGCCAGCGATAAGATTTACATATTCACCGAACCGGCGGCGGGTGTTTATGGGTGGACTGATGGCGAAGTGGCGGTGACGAATCAGCTTATCACGTCGGCGATCGGCACCGGCACGATGGACATTACCATTCCCGGCGGCACGACACCGGGCAGCTACGTCGCCATCTACGTTACGAGTAACAATAAATGGGTGGTGACTAGCGCGCCTTTCACGGTGACATGATGAGAGTATGCTCGAATTGTAAGAAGCTAGGCGTAGTCGAAGTGAGGGGCTGAAAGGGTAAGAAGTATAGACGCTGCAAGTTTTGCGGCACAACCAAGGTGATTATACGAAGCTAGAACTAATACCATTCCGCGCCGCTCATTTATTCGACATCGTGCCCGATGCCGACGAGGAGCTTTACCGTATGGCATGGCGGGCGCAGGAAAGCGGAGTCGGCTACACCGTTTACCTGCACGGCATGGCGATTGGCGCCGCAGGCTTGTCGGTGCAACGACCGGGCATAGGCGAGGCATGGACTTACTTCACCCCGTTACTCAGGCGCGTTTACCCGCTGACCATGCACCGGCTGGTAAGGCAGTTACTCGACAAGCACTCGGCAAAGCTGGAAGAAGTCTACGCCGCTTGTAAACCCGAGAATGAGCGATGGCTTGTGGCGCTAGGCTTTAAGTATGTGAAACCAGACGAATGCAAATATCCCGAAGTGTTTAAGAAACTTACGCCGGATATGAAGCTAATGGTGAGGCAGACATGACTGGCATATTGGAGTTTTTCGGCTATGAGGCTGGCGCTTCGGCAGCGGCTTCATCGGCTGCATCCTCGGCGGCTACTTCAGCAGCAACCATGGCGGCAGAGAACGCTGCACTGGCTCAAGCTGGCTCAACGGCGGGGTCAGTAACAGCGGCGGGGCAATCGGCAGCGGCAGCACAAACAGCAGGCATCACCGCAGGCCAGGCACTCCAATACGCCTACCAGGGCGCTACCCTACTCCAAGGCGTGAGCGGCTACGCTTCCGGCAATACCAACGCTGCCTATCTGAAAGAAGCTGGTAGGCAAGCCAAGATGGTAGGCGCCGCCAACAAGAACCTATCGGATGCCAGGGGGCGCGCTCAACTTGGCGAGATACGCGCACAGGTGGGAGCGCAGGGCACGACCTTCTCCGGCTCGCCCATGTTGGTCTATTTGGACAGCGTTAAAAACGCGGCTATCGAGTCGCAAATGGAATATTACAAAGGCGAGATAGGCGCCACCGGCTACAAAGAGCAGGCAAGGGTGGCAAGACGCGGCGGTGAATCTGACCTTTGGAGCGGCATTATCGGTGCGTCGGCACCGGCTATGAAAAGTCTAGGATCGAGGTTACTCGCATGATTCAGTCTGCTTTCACTCCCGACTACTACGTCGGCACCGGCTTACTGACTGACTACGCCTTCACGTTTAGGATACTCAGGAAAGCCGACATACTGGTACAGACCAAGACCAGCGGCGGCACCGTCACTGACTTGGTACTCGATACCGACTACACCATTGCCAACGCCTATGTGAATAACCCGGCGGGCGGGCAGCTAGTCCTGGCGACAGCCTTGGAAAGCGGCACGGAGTTGTTTCTCACCCGGCAGACCGCCTTGACTCAGCTAGTCCATCTCGAAGAAGGGGCGCCGATACCATCATCGGTATTCGAGGAAGTATTCGACCGGCTTACCATGATGGCCCAGGAATTGACGTACTTAGCGCGTAAGGCGCTTCACTTCCCGACGACTTCAACCGTGGTCGACATCACTGTGGAAGACCCCGAGGCTGGACAGATACTCAGGTGGAATACCGCTGAAACCATGGTCACAAACGTCTTGGCTTCAGCCTTGGCAATAACTCATACCGTGGTCGATGTGGTCTTAGCGCCGGCTGATATTTCAGCGGTGGTGACGCATGGACTCAATGACAGTAACGCCAAGATTATCGGTTTTAGCTCGACGTTTCACACGGCGTTTAAGGTGGTCAGTCAAACGGCCAATGACATTACCGTTGGCTTGACCGACGAGGCGCCGGCGGCTGGCGGTACTCTGACCTTTGAGGTTGCAATCTAGGGAGGATACGGTCATCGCCGATCTACCGAGAATTTACGCGACTCCTAATATCCCGTTCTCCGGGCCGATGGCTAGGACTACGCCGGATGACTTCGGCGCGGGGGTGTGGGGTACGCTTGCCCGCGTCACCGAAGGGATGCGCCAGAAGCAGCTACCGATTGAAGCGGCACAGATGGAGTCGCAGTACAACATCGCCGTAAACGACTTGAAGAATAAAGTCATGGCGGAGAATGCCGACCCGCTTACCTGGCGCTCCACATTTCAAGCCGAAGAAGCGGCGCTGCGCAAGCAGATGTCCGATGGTATCCAAGACAAGGAAATTCAAAGCGTCTTTAACTTCCAGTCGGCGCGTAGCTACGACAACCATATCATCGACATCAGCACAGCGGGAATAAAGGCAAGCCATAACCGCCAACAGATAGGCGTCAAGGCAGAGTTGAAAGACATCGCCATACAGTACGGCGGGGCGCAGACCAATAAAGAGCAAGCCGAGTTGATGGCGAAGGCTAGCGGTCTGCTGTTAAGCGCGTCGACTCCGCTCGATGCCGGCGGGCAGCCTATCCCGTCCACTTACACACGTGAGGAAGCGGTGGCGATGCACCAGGAGTTTTTAAGGGATGCCGACAAAGAGCGGGTAAGCTGGATGGCTGAGCGCACGCCGGCGCAACTTATTGAGGCTCTTAAAGACCCCAAGCAATTCCCGACACTAGACGCCTCGGCGCGTAACACTGCCAGGGGAAGGGCGCAAGAGTCAATGAACTTGATGCGCATTGGCGCGGAGCGGGCGGAACAGCAGCGCATTGACAATCTCAACAGGGACATCATCGTTGCCAGCGCGGCGGATAACGTCAACCTGTTTGCCTTGCGCGAGACGGTATTCAAGAACGCCGGGGCGTTAGACTTCAAGTCACTTAACCATTGGAAAACCGTATTCGACTCGGCAATTAAGGCGCAGCAGAGCGGCGAGGACTCGCCATTCTTCAAGTCTCAAGGCGACGTGCTTGCCCATGTAATGAAGGGTGTCTTGGAGGCACCGGAGAAGTGGAGCACCACGGATATTACTCAGTATATTGGCAGGGGATTATCGGCAAAGGATGCCGAGTCTATTGAGGGGTTGCGCGAGCGGCGGTTAAAAGAAGGCGGCGATGGTCGCATGACGCCAATGGCGCAAGCGCGGTCATCATGGGATGAGCAGCGCAAAATGGGCGCGTTTCTCAATGCCGAGGAATTAGTAATCTTTAGAAACAAGGACAAGGACCAGATAGGTCAAGCGGCGATGGTTGCCGAGAATGACCGGCGAGCGCAAGCTGTACTAGATAGAATGGTACTGGCAGAGAAGAACAAAATAGACCCGCGCAAAGCGTTACAGACCGAGATGCAGCCGTTTTACAATGAGACTGTCACGACATGGGGACAGAGATGGATGCCGTTTAGTGGTGTTGGTATGTTCGAGTACACCCGACCCAAGACACCGCAAGAGATACGCGATGCGCAAGGCCGCGCATTCACCGGTCAAGACCCCACCAAGCCAGGACCACCTGGGCCGGGGGCTAAGACGCTTACCGTTCCCGACTTGGCCGTCTTGGTGCCGAAGGTCAAGCAGTTTTTTAAGTCTACGTTCAATAAGGAGTTGCCGGTAAGCGCACAAGGGCAGAGCGGCACGCACGACAAATTGAAATTCGACCATACGCGCTCAATGGATGTTTCCCTAAGTCCAACGACTAAAGAGGGCCAGGTACTAATGGCATGGCTCGACACTCAAGGGATACCGTTCATTGCATACGATAGGGCGGTGCCTGGGCAATCCACCGGACCGCATATTCATATCGGTAATCCGTCGCCACGGGCAAGGTAATGGAAAACACGCCTTTACAACAAATTGACCTAAGCACCGTCTTTAACGACGGCGACAGTAATCCTAGCGCATGGACCGGGCAGCGTGCGCAACCGCGTTTCCCTATTCTTGAGATGAATCAACCATCGCCAGCAGTCGACGCGCCGCCGATGGTGTTGGGCGATTGGGAGAAAATCAAGAGAGCGAAGGCTATATCAGCGACATTCGACCTCCCGTTTGGCATGGCCTATGACGGTGAGGAAACATTCACCGCCGAGTTGAACAAGCAGAATCCAAGTTGGACCAGCGAGATAGGCAAGTCCATTATGCGCAGCACCGGGAACCAGTATACAAATCTCGGTCATGCGATGGAGTTGATAGGCTACAGCAAAGAGCAAGCCGATGTATACCGTATCTACGGGCGCCAGCTTGCCAACTCCTATAATCCAACAGTGGCGGTGAACGATGTTACATGGAAGCGTTTCATATCGCCGGAATGGTTATCGACGGTAGCCGTCGAGGGTGTCACATCGTCATTATCGCTTGTACCAGCAGCCATTGTTGCCGGGTATGCAGGCTTAACCACTGCCGGTGCCTTGGGTTTGGGGATGTTTGGCAAAATAGTGTTGACGGGGTTATTCGGCGGTCTAATTACGGGACCGATTGAAGCAGCTTTCGAGGCGGGTCAGACCGTGGAGGAAGCGCGGCGCAAGGGACTACCGGAAGATGAAGTGCAGCGCCAGGCTGAATATGTTTTCAACAACAACTTGAAACTACTTATCGGTTCAAACGCCGCGCAAATCGGTGCAATGATAACGCCGATGGGCAAGATGATAAGCGCGGTTGCCCCGACCGTCATGGCGCAAAGGATAGCAGCATCCTCGATAGTCCGTAGCGCGTTAGGCGCGGCAAAGATAGGCGCAGCTGGAGCTATTGAACCGGGTGAAGAAGCCACGCAGACAGCCTTTCAACAGGTCGCCGCCGAGGGTGGCACGGTCATGGACAAGCTGAGGCGTTTCAACCCGGAGATGCAGGACGCGGTAGTGCTGGCAACCGTCATGGGCTTAGGAATGCAGGGCGCCGGCAGCGTGTTTACCGGCGTGACCGATAGGGTTGTCGACACCATGAAGGAAGGATTACGCGCCGAGTATGACGCGCAGGTGCAAGCCGGGTTGACTGCCGGCATGGATGAGCATGATGCTACGGTCAGTGCGTTAGACACCATCGCCGCCACACCCGAGGGCGAAGCGCATATAGACCAAGTGACCAAGGAAATGAAAGACTTGGCCGAGGGCAAGCCACCGCCGCAACCGACACAAGAGGAAATTCAAAAAGCGGTAGACGACTACATTGCCGAGCAAGAAGATGTTGCCGACATTATCCCGCAGGGCGATATTGACGCGCTGGTAAACGAGCAGACCATGGAGGCGGTTGCCAGCGGTGCCACTTCGGTTGATGAGTTACTAAGCGATGAGCCGACGATAACGGTAGAGGAAACGGCACCAGTACAAAACTTCATTATCTCCGAAGAAACCTACCAAGCCGCATTGGCATCCCTCAAGGAAAAGACTACCGGCTTACACGCTGGCGTTGATCCATTTGTATTGGGCGACCTTGTAAAGATAGGCGCATATCATATCGAGCGCGGCATCCGCACTTTTGCCGAGTGGTCCAATGCCATGATTGACCGCTTCGGTGAGTGGGTTAAGCCTCACCTAGATAACATATGGAACCAGTCTATCGACATGGTGGGCGCCGGTATACCGTCCGGTGTCGACCTGGGCGAAGAAGCATTGGCGGAGACAAAGGCAGTCGAAGGCGCCAAGATGCCGGCCAAGGATGTCAAGGCGCAGGTCAGACTCACCACCGGGCAGAAGCGCATTGTCAAAACTATCCGTGAGGACGAGGCGTTGCACGGCGCAATGAAGATGGCAGAGCGCATGGCTAAAGAAGCCTATGCCGCGGGTAACAAAGATGGCGTCAAGGCGGCGATGGCTGACATGCAAGAGATTGTCATCAAGGCCAAGGTGAAAGCCGAAGGGTTTGGTTTTAGAGAAGGATTCAAGCTAGGCGAGCGTTTGACTAACCGCGAGTTGACGGTTGCCTATAAAGCCAAGGAAGAAGAACGGCTTGCCACCGCCAAGGCTCTTATCAAGATGATCCATGAGTCCGATATTCCCGCCACCATGAAGGGCAAGTATCTCGAAGCGTTGGCCGGCAAACTCACCCATAAGCGCGTCAACGACATCATGGACCGTATCGACGCGGCTAGTGAACTCGCTACCCGCCAGGAAATAGTCGACGACTTGGTTAACTTTAAGTCGCACATGGGGAGAATAGACGTTGACTACCAAAAGCGCATCACCGAGTTACTAGAGGACATCAACCTAAAGAAGATAGGGCCAAAGACCCGCGAGCGGTTGTTATCGCTGGCGGCATTCGCTGAGAGAAACGGGATGCCGTCCGGTGTGAGTCCGAAGATGCTGGCCGACATTGAACGGCTGGAGATGCGCCAGCCCGAGGATATGAGTATCCAGGACTTGAAAGACTTGCGCGACATGGCCGAGCATCTATTCGAGCTAGGCAAACTCAAGCGTAAGTTATGGACCAAGTATAACCAACGTATGCGCGAGAAGGCGATAGCCGAAGCCGTGGCATCGACTCACAACCTTGACGCCGCCACCTCCGGCAAAGAGGGCATGTGGCAAGCGACCAAGGGCGGGATGCTGACAGGCTATTTGAATATTTTGTCGCCAATGCGTGTTGGTAGGCTTGTCGACGGCTCTAAAGCCGAACGGGGTTGGAACTATCTGGCAGTCAGGCAAATGGTGGCGAAGGCAACCGAGGCGGAATGGCAGCACCATGCGCGTCTTGCTGAAGTCATGGAAGAAGCCGACCGTCTAGGTTTTAAGACCATGGACTTGAGCGATGAGAACCTTGGCAGGATAGTCGCCAATATCCGTATCCTCGAAGGCTCGCCTATGGCAGCGCAAACTATTATGGAAAGGTTTGGCTGGACCTCGTTGGCGCCACTGACACAGCAGGAAATGCGCTTAGTCGAAGCGTTGGAGAAAAGCACCAACGAGCGTGTCGCGGAAGTGGCGGCATTATGGGAAGAACGCCACAACGTGCCATTCGTCAAACGAGACCGCTATATCCTACCGCTGTATTACGAGGGTGAGTTCAACACCGGCATCGAGGACGTAGCCGACCCGCACGAGAAAACCAACGTGCCGCAGGGCTTCGGCATTGAGCGCGTCGAGGGTGTGACCAAGCCCCCGCGCATTGACCTATGGAGTATGTTGGAGCAGGCGCTCGCCGAGCAAGAATGGTTCTTGGAAGTCCAGCCGGAAATAGACAACATCAAGCGTGTGGTAAAGTCCAAGGAATACGTTGCCCAAGCCGGGCAATCGGTGTCGACTTGGTGGACCGCTTATCTGGATATTGTTGCGCGTCATGGCATCTCGGCTGGTGCGGCGGCATCGCGGCGTAGTATGCCGGGAGTCCATCAGTTTCTAAAGGGCGCCCGCAACAACATGACGACCGGCGTGCTAGGGCTTCGCCCATCGACTATCCTTGTCCAGCCGTTGGCGCTATTTCAAACCTTAGCTTATATGAGCGCGGAGTATGGACCGGCAACAGCGGGCGAAGCATTGTCCGAGTTCGCTAAAACCTGGGTGTCGACAAGTCACTTCAACAAAATAGTCGAAGCCTCTCACTCCCTGCAAATGCGGGCTGGCGGCGAAGTCGCCTTGGCTGAGTTGCTGCAAGATTCACCCGCCACTACCAGACTCAACAAGTTCAAACGGGCGGCGATGAAGTTAATACAAAAGCCGGACATGCGAACCACCGCCGGCACGCAACAAGCAATCGAGAACATTCTCAATAAACGCGGCGTTGAAAACGCTCACCTAGAAGCTGAAACCGTTACCTTGATGGTAGCCGCAAGTTCCGATGTGGCATCCCGACCGCTGATATTCTCCCGCGGCGAGACGGCGAAAACCTTCCTGACGTTCCAGACATTTATGGTCAACAGCTTTGGCTTAACAACTTACGATATTGTCAAACGTGGTGTCATTGACGGCACGGCGAAGAAGAAGATAGGCGCATTGATAGCCGTTGGCTTTCTCATTGCCGGTAGAGCGTCGGATAATGAAGTAAGAGAGTTTCTTTACGAGCTAACATTCAGGCGTAACCGTCAGGAAAACCGCTGGCCGGGTTGGGTGAAAGCCATATTCGGGCTGGCATCCGACGTGCCATTCTTCGGCAATGTCTTTAATATAGTGGCCGCTCACGGCGGCAGTTCGGAGATACCAATTCAGAAGATGCTAAACGACACCATCCGGGACAGCATCGGCGCGTTGGGCGCCTATACCAAGGCGCCGGGTACCCAGGAGTTATCGGCAGAGGAAAAGCGGCGTAAGCTGGCACAAGCGGCATTCCAAGCCGTCAAGGTAGGTGCGGTTATTGGCAAGGGTATTCCCGGCACGGCATTCGGACTCGATACTCTTGAGGGTGTTATGTTTCCCGCTAAGGAAAAGAGCGGCAGAGGGGAAAGAAGACGATGAAAAAACTCCTACTCCTACTATTCCTGCTTATCGCCTCCCCGGCGTTTGCCACCTACTACACGCGCACCGACTGCGGCACGGTGGTCGGACCGGAAGAGGGTGATGTCTGCACGCAAACCACAACGGTCAGCGGGCGCACCTCGGGGCACCTTTACATTTACCGCTCGGCGGCATGGGTGGACGTGGACACCAGCGGCTCAGGCTCTCCAACGACGGCGACTTATCTTACTCAGACCCCCGACGCCGGGCTAGACAATGAACAGGCCATGTCTACCCTAGCCACCGGCATCGTCAAGAACCAGACCGGCACCGGCGTCCAGTCCATTGCCGCAGCGGGCACCGACTATGTGGCACCGACCGGCTCAGGCGCCGGGCTGACCGCCTTAAACGCTTCACAACTTACCACCGGCACGGCAGCGGCAGCGCGGCTAGGCTCGGGTACACCGGACGCCACCAATTACCTACGCGGTGACAATACCTGGCAAGCCATTACCACAGTGCCGGCATTGTCGGCTAATGGCGTCAACTGCTCGGCTGGAAGTGCGCCTCTTGGGGTGGATGCGGCGGGCGCAGTGGAGGGCTGTTTCGACGTAACGACTCAGACCGAAATGAATACGCATACCGCGCTTACCGGCACCGGGGCGCATGGGGCGACGACCACCAACACGGCAAGCCAGATAGTCGCCAGGGATGGCAGCGGTAACTTTGCCGCCGGCACCATCACGGCGGCGCTGACTGGCAATGTCACCGGCAACGTAAGCGGCAATGCGGCGACGGCTACCACCTCAAGCGCACTGGCAGCGGCGGGATGGATACCTCCGCTTGTTACCGTGGCTACGCTTCCGGTTACGCCAGTGGACGGCCAAGAAGTGACCGTCACCGATGCGCTGGCGACGACCGATTGCGAAGTAGGCGGGGGCACTTACCGCAATCGCTGCGTGTGGAATCAGGGCGGTGGGACATGGGACTTGGCGCTATCGGGCGTAAGTGGCGCAACGACACCGACCCTCGAAACCGTAATGACGGCGGGCAACACCACCACCAAATGCACCGAAGCCGACCCTTGTGAGTTTGGTAATGGAACGGTGGCAATTAAAATCTATGTTACCGACGCTAACCAGATGGTGATAGAGCCGAGTGTTGCGGCTGACCGTTACTTCACTTGCATGACCAACCAAGTCTGCGGGTTTTACGATACCGAAGGAGCGGCGGCGATACTGACCATTGACCCCGACGCGGCATCACAGTTAGGTAAGTACACTTTCGGCACCGCCTACAAGCCGACCAAGACCGTAGACTTCCCGGCGGCATCACTGACCACGGACACAGCGCAATGCGCATCACCGGCGCTGGCAACCATCAATAGCGGCGCTCCAAGGTACACCATCATCTGCACTGATAACGATGCGTCCAGCATCTACGGCGAAGCCGTCATGCCTAAGTCATGGGACGGCGGCACCGTGACCTTCGCGCACCGCTACGTCCAGACAGCGGCGGATACCGGCGTGTTAAACGGCGACATAGCGGCATCGTGCAGACTGGCAGCGGCTACCATCAACAACACTTGGGGAACCGAGATAGCGATAGACGATGCGGCGGTGACGGGTAGCAACGCCATCGACATCACCACCAGCGCAGCCGTCACACCTAACGGCACTTGCACGGCGGGCACATCAAGACTGTTGCAATTTCGCTATCAGCTTGACGCGGCAGGCACTACAACGGCGGTGGCTACGCTGCACCACCTTGGGTTTACGATGGAATACAGCGTCACCAGCTTGAGCGACTAATGAAACCTATACTTGCCGCACTTCTATCGTTATTGCTCGCTTGTCCTGCGTATGCCTTTCGCTTCGAGGTCGGCATGTACAGCGGCAGCGGCGCTGACGACCGCAACATCTCCACGGTGGCGTCGTTTGCCATATCCGCCTTGATGATAAAATGCGACGGCGCGACACACGCAACGATGAAAACGTCGTCCATAGCGGGCGATGGAGCAGATGATTTAGGGGGTGGTGGTGGCATCACCACTAATAAGATTCAGTCTATTGGCACCGGCACGTTCCAAGTCGGGACAAGCACCACAACCAATGTCAGCGGCACCGACAATTGCTTTTACGTTGCTTGGGGCGCCGATGCCAACAACGATCTGGCGGTGGGAACTTACGTTGGCGACGGTATAGACACCCGCGATATTGTCATCAGTCCGGCATTTCAACCGGGCGCGGTTATAATTTTAAGTGAGTCCGATAATGCAAATACATGGCGTGTTAGCGCCATGTCAGGTGAGGGTGATTCATCGCTCCGTTTTGCCGCATCGCCAACTGCTGCTAATTTAATTCAAGCACTTAACGCCGACGGCTTCGAGATAGGCACCGATGTTATTGTCAACGACGCCACGGGCGGCACCGTCGATTATTATCCGCTGTCCGTCAAGGATGTTACCAATTACACGGCATCGGGAACTTATACCGCCGGGGGATCACCCTCCGATGGGCTTGAAATCACGGTCGGTTTTCAACCTGACCTCGTTATTGTCAAAAGCGACACCAACGCTGGCGTAGGCATCTTCCGCACTTCCGCCATGACCGGCGATTTCGCTTGTCCTATAACCAACGTCGCGTGCAATACAAATTTCATCCAAAGTTTCACGGCCACCGGATTCACTATCGGCACCAGCGCCAGCGTGCAAAGCGCGGGTGTCAAATACTGGTGGTACGCAATCAAGACTCCAGTATATTCAACGGCGCGACCTGTATCGCCAATAATGTTCCAGTAGTGAGGTAACTATGAAACTACTTGCAATTCTCTTTGTGCTACTTGCCAGCCAAGCCGAGGCGGCAACTTACTGGATTTCACGCTCCGGCAACGACGCCAATGCGTGCTTCGCCTCAGTTGCCAAGCCGACCGTAGCGACTCAGGCGAAAAGGTCTATCGCCGCCGGAATTGGGTGTCTTGCCGGTGGCGATACTCTCATGGTCGAAGAAGGCACATACACCGAAGTGGTTACGGTCGGATCGGTCCAAGTTGTGATGTCGGGAAGTGCAATTCCATCCGGCCCATCTACATCGCAAAAAACCACTATTAGGTGTGAAAACCTATACCCTTTGGCAGCGGCAACGCAGACCCATCCCGGTTGCGTGATTCGACCTGTCGCCGGTGGAGATTATATTGTTTATTTTTCAGGCGTGACTCGATCCAACATAGTCTTTGATTCATTCAAAATTGACAACACTGTCAACATTGCTACGCAATCCCATGTTTCGAGAATCACTGGCGCGACCTGCACCAACTGCGAATGGCGCAATTTTACAGCCGTCAATACGGGCAGCATGACAAATGGCGGTAGCGCGTTTACGTCAAGCAGTGACAGTGCTTTTTGTGATAATGCCGTTATAGAAGGCTGGTGGATTAGTAGTTGGGAAGAATTTGGTGGCGATGGGGCTGGCACTCACGGCATCTACAGCCATTGCAATAACGCCACAATTCGCGGGAATCGAATAGAAAACGTTCATGGACTAGGCATACAATACTATAGTTCTACTGGTGTCGTATTTTCAGGTGGGTTAATCGAAAACAATTTTGTAAAAAGTGTTGGGCGTCGAGGGATATATGTTGGGAACAGCAACACTGGTGGCGCGATTGTTCAACGAAATATTGTTGTCGATGCTGGCAACTCCACTGAAAATCCCGGCATAACAACTGCGAGCGATCCAACGGGGGCAGGAATTAGCGTATCTAGTTCCTTCAAGGTCTATAACAATGTTGTTGTAAACAACCGGCATTCTGGAATTTATTGTGGCAGTTGCACAAATACTAAAAACAATATTGCCCTAGGCAACGCATCAGGAGCCGGGTCACAAATTACAACTCCGGGTGCGACAAATCTTGTAACCGGCACACAAACTAATATCTTTGTTGATCCAACAGGTTACGACTTCAACTTAAAAGAAGGCAGTGTCGCCATAGATGGCGGCACCCCCATCGCTGGGCTAACCTATGTTGGTGCAAACCCCGACCAGGGGGCTTACGAGGCGTGCGTGCGCAACAAAGCCGTCGTCGAGAACGACGAGCCGACGCATTATCACATTGCCTACGATTGCCCCGTCCAATCGACGAAAAACGGCGTGACGTTGCAAACACCGACCGTGGGGAATTGGGCTATTGTTGTGGCCGGCGTATCCAAGACTCTAGGCAACGGCGGGCTGGTCAGCGCGGCTATCAGTGGTCTATCGACCGTCGAAGTGGTCTTGGCTTCAGCCGTCACCAACGGGCAAAGCCTAACCGACGCCATGACGCGCTCGGCAAGTCCTACCCTGACCGATAGCTTCGCCATCGGCGGGGTATATGCCAAGGTGCGTACTTACGCAGCGTCAAGCGGCACAAACAACGTGGGGGCTGGGGTGAGTCATGCAGTGGTGCAGTCCCGCTATCAGTTTTTCAAGCTACGAGGCGCGGCTAATACGGTGGTCACGCAATGCGCTACCTGCGCCGAGAACGTGCCCATCACCCTGCCACCGGGCGCGGCATTCCGCTTGCGCATCAAGTTTCGCAGCGACGATACCGTTGGCAGCGTCTATAACCTGCGGTATGCGAAAGACGGCGGCGCCTACACGCTGACACCGGACGCCTTCGGTGCTGACTTCATCTCATGGCACGGCATCACCGCAGACACCGACATTGTGGCAGCAGGCACGGCGACCACGGAAATACTCACCAGCGACGAGGCAAGCGATACCGCTTGTGCCGTGATACGCACTAGCAGCGACTATCCAAGCATCGCCTTAAACAACTCCGAGACGGAATGTGAGTATGTGCTGAAGATAAGCACCTCGGCTCCGGTTGGCACGACCTATGACTTTAGGGTATACGACGGGAGCGGGGCGGCTATCGACACCTACACCAACACACCACGGCTGACCGTCGGCCCATACACCATGATGGAGTCGTGAACGGAATGTAATGCCGCTCTGTTAGAGCGTTTCGACAAAGCACTCAAGCTGATATGCGCCAGTCTTGTGACTACGACTGCCAACAGAGCGGCTTGCGCCAAGGTAATGACACCGTAGACAATGGCTGAAGCAATGCACACAGACGGCGTGGAAATATCCGCTTTAGGCGGTACTCTGCGCATGTTTGGCGGCAATGCGCTATTCTTCTTTTTGCTGTTACTGCTTGGACTCAACATCGCCCTGACAGTTTGGGAGCACACGCAGAGAAGTACCGAACACGACCATATTATGTGTGCGAGCAAACTCAGCATTTACATTTACACGACGCCGAAGGGGGCGCCTATCGATTGGGATAGACTGCCCGTCGATACGTTCGGTTGTATTCCTAAGTTCTTATTCGACCGGCCTGCTTTGCCGAGAGGTGGATGATGTTTAGCTTATTTGCCGCTGAAATAGGGACCAGCCCGGAACCCGTAATTAACGCTGTGTTAGCGGCGCTCGAAGCGCAGCGCAGTGCGTTTCTGACCAACTGGCTGCTGGTGACGCTGATAGTCGTTGCAGCCATGGTTGCGGTAGGTGTCGGATTTGTCATGGCCGCAGTCAACCAGATACGCGAGCACACCAACGGAATGCACACGGCGCTGGTGGACGCAACTCGCAAGCTCGCGCTTATCGAAGGTGAGGTAAAGGGCAGGGCGGAACAAAAGACAGCGGATACAGCAGAGGCAAAAATAGAGGAAGGAATTCTTGAGGGAACTCTCCAAATGAAAGGGGCAAAGTGATGGGTGCAATTCTAGGTTTTCTAATTTGGCTGGCGATTGCCGCCATCGTTATTTACGTTGTGATATGGGCTATCAGTACCATCGTCGGACCACCGGCCAAGGTCGTGCAGTTGCTCTACGTCATCGGCGTGCTGCTCTTGCTGTACTATTGTGTGATGTACTTCCCGGCTGGCTCGTTGCCAGGCTTTCCACCGAGGTAGGATGCCTCTCACAGCAGACGCCTCGCCCTTCGGGCTTGTGGCAAGCGACCGACACCACTCCATTTGCCATGAGATCCCGGGTTGTTGTGCGGGGGGACCATGTACGGGGGGTATTAGGGGGGTAATTCTTGAACGCTGTCAAGTATTTTGTTGGGTAGTACCTCCCAAAAGGAAAGTAAGTATCTAAAAGATACCATGCCTCTCACCGACCAGCTTTATTACACTGTAGTCGGCTACTGGTATCTTTATTTCGATACTCACATGGCGCTTATCGTGCTATTGTTTGTCGTGGTGGTGGTGGTCTTTGTGGTGATGCTCTGTCGCATGGCGCGAAGGGAAGCCGATGACTAAACCCTGGCTTGAAAACCTGCTCCTTCTAGCGGCGCTGCTTATCATCGTGGCGTTTTTGCCGGGCTGCACCGGCATGTTGATAGGCAACGCGTTAGGGCAAGGGCAGTCGCTGACACCGGAGCAGGTGGCCGAGTTCCGCAAGCAAAACCAAAAGGTCTATTCGTGTACGCAGGTGTCAGGTCCCCCGCCTTCAGGCATGGCTATATGGCTTGTCTTGCCGGCGGAGAGTCCGTTTAACCCAAAGTTTGCCGATGGGTGCCGGCTAGTCCAATGACCCTCTTCGACCGTGCCTTCGAGATAGTCATCGGCCACGAGGGCAGTCTAAGCAACAATTCCGTCGACCCCGGCGGACTCACCAAGTACGGCATCAGCCAGCGCAGCTACCCCGACGAGGACATTGCCGGGCTTACCCTGGACAGGGCCAAAGACCTCTTTTATGTGGATTACTGGCTACCCTTGCAGGCATTCGAGCTACCCGACGACATCGCCATTATGCTATTCGATATGGCCGTCAATATGGGCCGTGGAAACGCCGTGGTTTGCCTACAGCGTGCGGTAGGGGTGAAAGACGATGGTTTGCTTGGGCCCGTCACCAGGGCTGCGTTAAAAGCCAAATACGGCCCGCAGCTATTGGAGGAAGTCACCGTCGAGCGGGTGATGTACTACACCAGTCTTGAGACTTTCAAAACCTTTGGCTTGGGCTGGGTGCGTCGGTCAATCCGGCTGCTCGGGCAGCTTACTTCCTAATCGACTCCCAAAACTCGTCAAACATACCCGGACGTAACAACCAAGTCTCGACTCCACACAGACTAAACATATCCAGCCAGGCGTTTTGCTCCAGCGTCACCTTGCCTGTCTCGGTCTTGACTTCTATGGCAAGGATACGCTTCTTTCCTGGGTGCAGGGCTATCAAGTCGGGGAAACCCTTAGTCGACCGCCGGCTGTCATAGGTATGGTAGGACTCAAACCCGGCTACCCGCAGGGCTTGCTGGACTCTGCCTTGAAATAGCCGCTCCGTCATTCCAGGTATGCGTTGCTTCATTCGTAAGCCCCTCTACCCCTCTGTCTGATGCTCACACCCTTGGCCTTCTCGCTTTGCCGCTTACGCGGTCTGCCATGCCTGTTACTGACATGGTGCTTGGTGGGTCGGTGCTCGGCCCAATGGTGTGTGTCGGTTATCCCGGCATCAATCCTGTCATGGATAAGCATGTGCAAGGCAAGACTCGACACCGGGTAGATACGGCACCCATGCGGGCATAGGGCGGCTTTGAGGGTTATGCCGCAGACCAGTAACTTACCAGGGGATGTCATCTTCTTTGCCCTCAGCATCACCATCACTGACGGGACCGGCTTCGATCGGGGTTTCCAGTTTGCCGTTACTGAAAGCTATCATCACCGTATTGACCAGGGCGGCTCTGGCATTGGACCGCTCACAGATATGCTCGCCTTGGTCGTCAGGCTCCAGCAAGCAAGCCAGCTCATGGGCGGCTCTGCACACTAAAGACCAGTCGGACCAGGGAATTTT